AAGTATCTGCTAATCTATTCGCTGATAATAAACCGTACACTTCTGTGTATTTAGGAATAGAAGATTGAATCGATGTACCGTTAGTTCCTCTTTGTAATCCACCAACTGAGTTTGTAGCAAAGTCAATACTACTAAAACCAATTTGTTCACCATTAATATACAACAAGTTCCCTTCAAATGATGTAATTGTTAATGAATCCCCTGCTGTAATATACGCACCGTCTGTAATTTTTAATATAGGTGATAAGTTCTCAATAACTATGTTGAGATTTGCAGTATCGATATACAAACCAGTTGTAACATTCAATACTTTTACACCAGTCACAGTATCTTTGTCAGCAGTCAAGCGTATTGAATAGACATTATTTACTGGAGCTGGAGCAATATTACTTTGAGAAATCTGATTTGTCACTCTATCTATATTTCCTACAGGAATTGTTTTTGATAATGGATACAAGCCGTCATTCAACCATGTCCTAGACTGTACATTTGCTCTGTAGATACTTGCTTTCTCGTTAGTATCTACTATGTTTAAATATATTTCTTCATTTGGTGTTGAATCTGGAATCATGTTAGTCATAATTATAACATCACCAGGTATAATTTCTGTTAAGATACTAACTTCATTATCTGCGCCAAGTCTTAATCGATCATTTGGTACACGTAAGCCGTTAACAGTAACCCAAAGTCTTTCAACATTAGTTTGTTCCCATTGTGTTACGTTCATTGCACCAGTATCAGATGATAATGCAAATTCTGCATCTGCTACACCGTTTGTTGTAGTTGCACTAATTGTAAATGTTTGTGTGTTAATGTCAGTGGACTTGACATAATACGTAGTTCCCTGTATAATACCACCAACGAGTGCATCACCTGATTGTTTGCTTTGCTGTGTGAATATTACAGGTGTATTTGGTACTAGATCAGACACATCAATTGCAGTAATTTCATTAGTTGATGTAGTAGTCGCAGTTGCCACTGTTGTTTCTAAGAAGAATGTGCCTTGTCTCCAAACATAACCGCCACTAATGTACTCTGTAACACCTGTCACGGGGTAATTTGTAACATATGGCAGAGGACTATAAACTTGAGTATATAAGTCAAATATTGTATCAGTGATAACTCTTACATTGTAAGTATTGCCGTTAAGTTGTGTTGCTCCCAAACAGCCGTCTATCACACATCTTTCAGTTATCTGAGCAGTACCAGAGCCAGTACCAACACCAGTTGCAGTAAATACTGTTCCTGGATCGCTGTCTGCGGCACCTATTAATGTATAATCTGTTGTCCCAGTTGTCAGAATAATATATTCTGAACCGACTTCAAATGAGCCAGCAGTTAAGATACTATTGTTGAATCCATGTGCTAGAGTTGTTGTTACTCTTGTAGTTGGTAATCCACCAACTGTTGCTACCATAAGACCTGAAGCGCCACTAGTGATTGTTATTGTAGTACCGTCTTCGTCTTTAATTGTTGCGTTTGTAGAACTAACAATTGTGTCTACGAAGTAAACAAGACCTTCTGTTATTTCTACAATATTAGTTCCAGAGAATGAAATTGTATCACCGACAACAAAACCAGCAGTAGAAGTAAAGATAATCTCATTACCAGTTGTTGTACCAGTTGCAGTTGTAATAGCATTTGCTGGTTCAATTGTTGTTGAGATATCTTGTATTTCATTAACTTGAACAGCATTCAATGTTCCAACCATTGATCCTGTATCAGTTGTAACTATGACTGGAGTACCACCAATAGTTGTTGATATAGTAAATGTAGTTGCATCGATAATTTCTAAGATGTAATATGTTACACCTGCTGTAATTCCACCTATAGTCGGTGCAGAGAATGTAATTGGCTCGTTAACAGCAAGACCCGATGTATCTGCACAAGTTAATGTGTTTAAATCTTCATCGTATGTAACTACAACTGGAGTATTTTGGTCATATGTTTGTGCTGATGGTGTATCTTGGTCAAACGTTCCTTCAGTATGAGTAGTTGCAGTAACTGTAATTGTACTGAATGAACTTAGAGTAGATGCAGAAATATTATACTGAGTTGTTAAGTATTGTCTATCAGTATCATTATAAGTTAAGACTCTAATCTTAGAACTGTTTGCTGGAGCACCATTAGTAAAGACAAGTGTGTCAGCAGATGGGTCTATAGTATAACTCGTAATAGACTGTCTAAGTCCATTAACTTCAACGATTGCGTTGTGTGGGTTAGTGTCACCTAAGTAGTTAGTGAGATCAAATGATACTTTCACTCCGTCAGCAACAAACTCTTGTATTTCAGGCATAGAATATGCATATTGTATTGCTGTTGAATCTTCTCCAAACAATGAGTAGACGATATAATCAGTAGCATTTGACCATGCAGTAGGTGGACCAAAGACAAGTTTTGCTTGAATATTATTTGGTTGCACAGAGATTGCATAATCATTAGTGACAAATGATGATATCCCAGATGAATTACCTAGAGTAACAACAGTGCCGCCATTAGTTTCAGAAATTGTAAACTCATTAATGTCTACGATTGTTTTAATGTAGTACAACGTGTTCGGTGTAATGTCTGATCCAAACATATCTTTTGCAAAGTAAATTCTATCACCAGCATTTAAGCCGTCAGTTGTTCCTGTTGTGATTGCATTGTTACTTGCTTTTGTTTGTGTGATTGTAGCAGTATTACCTTCAATAAGTTTTGCACCGTTATGATAAACAACTGGTGGCGTCCAAGTAAGACCTGTGCCAACTTGAATGTTTACAACCATCAGACCTGTTGCATCACTTAATGCAACTGTAGGTCCAGCAAGACCACTTGCAGTAAGTGTGTCTGAAACAGTAATTGTATTTGTTGGGAATGATATTGATTTAACATAATATGTTGTATCTTCTGCAATTCCACCAAATACTGCTCCTTGGAATGTAACCGCAGAGTTTAATGTAAATTTAATAACTTCATCACAAACAATTCTGTCTGTTGATGCTATTGTTTCAGTAGCAGTTACTTCAACTGGTATTGATGATGGCTTGATTAAACCAGATCCTTGGAAATAAGTATCACTGTAATTACAGTTGAGATAGATGTCATAGAATCCAGTTTCTGTAATTTCTCTAATAGCATCAGTATCTGTGTTTGCTTTAACTAACTGATTACCATTACCGACTTCATATACATCGACTCTTAATTTTTCATTTGGTCCAAATGCTAGAGGATTATCAAGTGTAATAACTTTTGTAACCCAGTTAACAGTATATTCACTTGTTGCTAGTCCAGTACCTAATCCACTTGTTGGATTAATAATCTGTAAACTCAATTCGATTGGATATTGAGCAAATGCATCAAAACTATATTCTGTTTGCAGTTGAGTTGTAGGCTCTAATATTTTTGATACAACATTAAATCCAGTATGTGAATACTGTGTAGCATTCCAAAGTGTTCCTGGTCTCGTATTCACTGCCATTGTAAGATTGTCTTTCATCAATCCAGGAACTAGTTCTTCTGGTCCATAACCAAATCCGAACTCTGCACCCTTGACATCGTAAGTAGGTTCTGTTACAATGAAGACACTAGATGAAGTCCATGTGACTCCGTTGTCAACTGATTGTAAAATTGTATTATCGTCACCGACAACAACAAATGCAGTAGCATCAGAGTTGTATGTGATACCATGTAAGTCTTCTGTAGTTCCAGATGTCTGTGTTGTCCAAGTTAGACCGTCAGTAGATGTTTGAATTCTACCATCTTCACCGACTGTCATCCATAAACTGTTAGCATAGATAATATCTTTTAATGTTTTTGCTGTAGCATCAACTATAAAGATTCTACATTGATCTGGTATTGCATCGTTTGTTAATGTTACTTGAGATGTTAGACCAGAGTCTGTAAAGATTTCTATCTGTGTAGAATTAATTACACTTACATAGTAAGTAACACCTGCTGTTAGTCCACTAAATGTTTCTGTTGTTTGTATTGGGTCTGCATTCGTAAATCCTGCTGTACTTGCAACACCTAATCGATCAGTTGCTGAGTTAATACCAGTAACTAAAACTTCATTGATTCCAGTCCAATCTGCACCGTTAGATGTTTGATAGATAACATTGTTTTCACCAACTGCAATTGCAATTGTTCCGTTACTAGCAACTGCGTTCAATCCATATGGAGTAATTGATACACTATCTGACCAAGTATTACCGTCTTCGTCTGAAGAATATGATATAATATTAGTTGGTACTAATTGCGTTAATCCAGATGTATAATCATATCGTAGTCCTTTACCAACTGCAACAAATCCTGTATAACCTGTTGTAGTAACAAAAGCAGTTCCATTCAATGTTATTTCAAAAACAGTATCATATGTTTTCTTTTTAGTCCAAGTTGTTGCATCTGTACTGTTGACGATGCCATCACCAACTGCTACATAATAATCACTACCATATGCTACACTGTTAAGTGCTACTGAAGGCGCAGTTAGTACAGATGATCTAGTTGTCCAAACAATTCCGTCTGTACTTTTGTAAATTGGTGTTGCTATGTTTGATGATGTTATTACATAGACACCATTACCATATACAATGTCAGTTGCATTAACAACAATATTAGCAATATCTCTTGTCGCCCATGAAGTTCCTGCAATTGATGTAATTACGCCTGTGTAATTCGTAAAGTTAGCAGGAGCATAGTATTGAGTGCCGTCCCATAGTATTGCTGGTATCGCAACGCCTGTTGGATAAAATGCTTCATCTTTTAATGTTATGTCAAGTGCATATTGATCTTCTGGAGCGAATGCATTACCTAAGTAAACTGCATTTGGATATGTTGTTCCAACAAACAACTGAGTCAAATCAAGCCCTGGCATGTTAACTGTTGGTTGATAAAATCCTTCTACTCTATCAAGTGCGTTTAATACTCTATTATCTGCTCTTAATTCTTCCCACTTACCAATAATAAATTCTTCATCGTCATTTGATATAACACATCTGTAAACTCTGTTTAGATATTTTACAATAGACTGATTGAAGTAGAATGGTTCTGGTAAGAATGCATAACTACCTGCTTTAGACATTGTAAATTCTGCACTTCCTGGTGTTACAGGAACAATGTCACTGCCACCTGGCTCTGTACTTACTTTGATATCGTTTCCTGTGATATCTGTTATATAATATTCTGTGCTGTTTGCTAAGCCACTTGCAGTTTGCTCTGCTGTACTTAAACTCATAAAGACTACTGTATCATTCACTACGAAAGATGTGGAGTCAGCAACTGTGTATGCTGTTGATGTTATAGCAGTTACATTAGTTGATGTAAATCCACCAAAGTCAAATCCTATACCACTAACTGGCGTTGTCATTCTTGCATCAGAATAAACTTCTAATTGATTTTGACTGATAACTTTTAAATAATACTTTGTTACATAGTCTTCTGGATCACCTGAAACAATCAAACTTGTGACTGCTCCATTTGCATCAACAGTGTTGACTTCTAAAGTCGCATCATTTGCAGGAGATGCTCCGCCCATGCTAGTTCCAGGTATTGTAATTTTGTTTGTGTTTGCATAGCCTGTACCGCCACTGCCTATAATGACTGAGTAACCGCCTAATTTAAATCCTATATCGAATTCTGCAAATGTTTGTGGTGTTTGAGTCAAGTTAAATGCTGTTGTACTATCTGATAAAGTAACATCACTTCCACCAGCAGAAGTAGAAACAGTAATATAGTCACTACCTAAACCTGTCATCGTTCCATTGTCTGTAGTCAACGTATATACGGCGCCACCAATAGATTCACTAATTGTAAATGTAGTACTACTATCTATTGTTTTAATAAAGTATTCATCAGTGATTGTTATTCCACCTAATCCTGCACCACTAAAGATCACTGGCATACCAACCCAAAGTGAACTTGTGTCTGAACATGTAATTAAATTACCAGACGAAGAAGTTGAACTACAGAATACAGTTATTGGATTGACTGTTGCTGTACCAGTACCTGCTCCAACACCTGTTGCTGTAAATGTAATACCTACTGAACTGCTTATTGCACCAATTAATACATAGTTTGTTGTCCCTACAGTAGTAATTGTGTATACTTGTCCTACAACAAAATCGCCTGCTTCGACAATACGATCACTGAATTCAGTAACGAAGTATGGAGTGCCAACTGGATTTGCATCTATAGTAGCATCGAACTCTACTGGCATGTTTATATAGAAGTTGCTTGTACGAGCATCTTGTGTTTTTAATGCAATTCTATTTACAGTGGCAATTGTTGCACCCAATGATCTTGTCAATTGATTCGATACAGAAGCCGCTGTAGTTGGAATGTTTGTATAATACTTAGAAGTATCATAGAATGTAAATTGTTGTCCGTTAACTTGTCCAGGTGATATTGGCAATGACACATTCATTGTCATTGAGCCAGTCGCAGTTGATAAATCAAATACATCTGCTTGACTTGTTAATAGTCCAGTATCAGTTGTTGCTGTACCTGTACCTGTGCCTACACCAGTTGATTCAAATATAGTGCCAACATTGTTGTTAGCCGCACCAAGTAGTACATAGTCAGTAGTACCTGCAGTTACGATTTGATATGTTGTGCCGGGCACAAATGATCCAGCAGTTACGACACCAACATCAGTCACAGCAAATGCTGATCCATTAATCGAAGTTGATATTATAATCTGAGTTGAAGATACAATTTCTCTCACATAGTAAATTCTACCAGATTCAATATTACCATAATTAGTTATGATAGTGCTAGGCAATGTAAGAAAGTCATTAAAGACAATTGGGTCATTAACAGTAAGACCAGTTGTTGAAAGAACTGTTATTCTATCTGTTGCACTATCTGTGCCAACAAGTGTAGTATTAGTTGCTATGACTGACGTACTAATCGTAATAGTTTCATCATCGAGGACTGTCGTTACATAATAAACGTCATTTTCAATTATGTCTCCAAACACATCGCCTACAAAGAATAAAGGAATACCTGGATAAAAACCATTAGTTCCGCCTGTACCGATAAGACTTTGTGGAATCGTTATTGTGTTTGTTGTTCCATTAGTTGCAGTTGCTGTCAGCAAGCCAGGGTAGTTAAGTGTAACTACTGCTGTGTCTGTCACTATACCTGCATATGCAAACATACCTGCACTTGATGCAGTTTCAGTAGTTACAACAAATACAGGACCGCCTACTGTTTCACTAATTGTAAAATCTGTAATGTCAATAATAGACTTGACATAATAAACTTGATCCACTATAATATTGCCTATTACTGCTCCAGTAAATTTGATTGGCATGCCAACAGTGAAACCAATTGTAGAACCAGATGAGTTTAATTCACCAGTTGCGTCATCATATGGGTTTAATCGAATTTTATTTCCAGTTGCTACTGTGTTTGTAACTCTACGAGCAAACGTAGAATATGATACAGTTTGATCATTAACAGCATTAACAATTTCTAAAACTGCACCCTGTGCTGAAGCCTTAATATTTTCAATTGGAGGAGCAGTTGCTTGTAATGAAATTGCAGAACTTGAAACGTTCTCACTATTAAAATAACTACCTGCAAAAAACGAACCGTAAAATGCATTTGCTTCCCAATCTAAGATTTGAGATGTGTAAGTAGTTCTATCAAATTTTAATTCAATATTGTTTTCTCTGACTGGTGTTGAATTTGTAATTGCTGATGCTTTGGCGCCAACATTTAATTGGAAGTTGCCATCAGTTGTTCCAGTTGAGAAAACTACTCTATCAAATTCATAGACTGCTTCATTGTAACTTGTGTACAAAGCAACAACAGTTGATGGGTTTGTTTCAAGGACATTAATATAATACCATTGATTGTTTATTAGCCCAGTTACTGATGCAGATGATGCAGTATCATCTTTGTATTGTATTAAATCACCAGTTTGCAGACTTGGAGCAAAAAGTGAAATTGTATTTAATGTAGAGTTGATATCATCATTAGTAAAGAACAATTGTTCTGCTGGTGCAATTCTAATTTCTGGTAACACAGCATACCCTTCTCCGGGATTTATAACGTTCACACTGACAACAGAATCAACACTCATCACTGCTTCAAGTTGTGCTTCAACTCTTGGTGCTGGGTAGATAGTTGTATCAATGTATGCTGTAATTTGAGGTGGCTCAACATAGTTTTTACTACCATCTAGCACTACTACAGCAGGAAGATCAATAAAGATTTCTGCTCCAGGTACATGTGCTAATGGCGTTGTGCCATTAAATCCTCTTTGCAAACCAATTAGCATGTTTAATGCTCTATCAACACGTGAGTATGAAATCTTTTCTGTACCAATTTGTATGACGCCATTGATTGGGAAGCCTGATGCATTGTCAACGAATAAAATTGAAGACCCAATAGGCAGATAAACAGAAAGCAAAGTAATTTGATAATCTGGTTGTCCGGTAATTGACACCCCGTAATTATTAAACCAATCTTTATATTGTGGTAATTGCCAGATTGCGTTTGTTGGCAAGAACGTTGATGTGTTGTTTACATTCTTATATGATAACTGGGGAGAAACAAATTGTTCTATCGTACTGTCCCAAGTGGCTGGCAAATCAAAGTCTGAAACGTTGCCGTCATATGTGTCTATGCCTGTATACTTAAATAAGAAATCTTTAATTACTACATGAAATGGTTTTGTCTCATTAATATAACTTGACAAGAACAATTGATTATCTGATGAATAATTTTGTATTGGTTTTAATTCTCTAATAGTATGACTGACATCAACAAGAGAAGTTTTGTTTAACCAAGGCAAGTAGTTTTGTGATTCATCTGCTTCACTTTGAATGTATTCAAATAAAAGAATCAATGATTTGTTTCTATATTGTATAAGTTCGTCAATATAAATTTGTTCGTTTAATGCACGAATAATCCAACGTGTTTCTTCACTTGGATATTCATCAAATGAGTCAGTGTCAAAGAAGTTATCACCGAAGCCTGTCTTGCCTAATGCATAGTCCCAAAGATATATGTTAAATTGCATTGTGCCGTTTTCTAAACCAACACGAGTCCAAACATCATTACCATCGTAACGATACATTTCCCATTTGCCTTCACCGTTTGTTTCAACTCTAGCAATTGTTCCTATAGTAACAGTAAGAGCAGAAAGATCAGCATAAAGTGGTACTGAGACAGATGACTTAGTGTTGTTATTGTATTGCCCTACTGGGTTAGTTGTTGGTAACCACCAGTTGACATATGACCAATAATTCGTAGTGTCATAAAATTCTCCTGTTTGGAAAAGATATGTAGCATTTTCTCTTGTTTCTGAGATTGGAAAATCTGCTAATACAGTATTAGCATATTTTAAATAGTTTTTCAAGCCTAAGAATCTATTGAAAAAGAAACTCTGTCTTGGTCTTTGCAATACGCCTGACTGTACTGCTTTTGGTAAATATGGATTAGGCACAACTGCACCTACTTCGTCTACTCCAGAGAATGAATCTAATAAACGATCATATAAACCTTCTGGTCTGTTTGCTTCTGTTTGTATTCCAAATTTTGGCAGACCAGGCAAAAAGTCATCAGCACCATCTCTTATCAAACTAAATTCTTGGTGAGATGGATCGTCATTACTGCCTGTTGCATAGCCTATATGGAATACACTATCATTAACATTTATATATGGTTGACAGTTATATAATCCAAATGCATTTGGCAACAATGGTGTAACATATGACACTCCAGATGATGTTGGGTTTCTAATATATGATTCTAAGTTAGTGTCAGATAATGTCTTGCCTTCTGCACTCATTACAGTATCTGTATTTCGTACCCAGAAATAGTAGACAGGAGTAACTACATTTGATGCGTTTAGTGTCGATTCAATACTATATGTTTGTAAGTTCTTAGGAGTTCCTGCACCTGTGTATTGACTTGGTACATTATTTGATGATACCCATGTATATACTGCAACATCTGATCCTGGGAATACTTGCCCCCAACGACTTGCATTGTATACATTATCATTTTGATGATAGTTTAACCACCTAGTAGTTGACGTATCGAACCAAAGTTCACCGACATGATCAGTTCCCCATATAAGCCCTGCATTGATTCCATTAATCTCAGCATTATATCGTGCTGGGTCTACGTTGTCAACATAGTCAAGGTTTTCTCTTACTACACCGAGCAATTTATTTTGCATCGGATCAATATAATCTAAATTAATTAATGTATCATTTGTTTCTGCACTAAAAATTTGTGCATTTTGTATTTTGTTTATGTCTACAGTTTTTGAAGGTGTTCTGTATAGTGTCCAATCTTTAATGCCTGTTGCATTTTGGAATAGATTAACTTGTCCTTCTAAATTTCCGTAACTCAAATTAGGTGTACCGATTACAACTTGATTTGCATTAAAATCTAATGCTGTTCCGTATTGTGGTTCAAAGCCATAATTTTGTTCTTTGCTGTTCAAGTTTTGTGCATACACAAATTGACCTGGATCTGCAACTGAACCATTATAATTAGCAAGATAATCATACATGTAGACTGCACCAGCATTAGCCCATGTGTCAACAAAACGAGTTGCGTTATTATCAAAGATAGTATCGTTGTCTAAGTTTTCATCATCAGTGAAATCAAATGTTGTGCCTAAGTATCTTGTACTTACTGGAGCAGAAATTACTACTGAATCTTTTTCATTAAATTTAATCGTGTTACCAAACAATGTTCTACTGTCATTATGTGGTGCAGTAATGTTTTGTGTTTCTGTATAAAGAACTAATCCAAGATCAGATAATGTAGCAGTATCAACTGCTTGTAATAATAATTTTTCATTAATCAATGCTAGACCTGCACTGATAATTGATATGATAAGTTTACCATCAGTTGCACTTGCTTGAATATTAGTGATACCAGTAGCATTGATGACGTTTGCTACATCAGTAGCAGTACTACCATTTACGAGTTTAACTAAGTACCCGTTAATTAAAAGATTTCGATCAGCAGTTAGTAAGCACTTACTTGTACCTATAACTGAGCCGTATTTTCCACCACCATTTGTGTATCTATAAACTGAACCGTCAGACTGTATTGTTCCTAGCATACGAATTTCGCCAGGTGCACCGATTAATACTTCACTGCCATATGAAGTCATATCAGTTGCGTAACCTAATTGAGTACCAACTCTAGTGTCTTCATCTGGAATCATTGTTTGTACTAATGTAGAAACTGATGTACTTACAGTAACAATATCACCTGCTCTTAATGTTCCGAAATATTTAAATTCATTTAGACCTGTCACTGCATAATTATTGTCATCAACAATTGTACCGTTAACACTGACTTGTCTAATTGCACTATTGTTCTGTGCAAAAATAATAGCATTAAGAGTAAGATCATCTTCTAATGTGATTGCTGTACTAGATGATCTAGTTGTTTTAAGTGACATTGTACCAACGCCAACTTCTTTAACATAATAAACTTGATTAGGACTTATACCAGAATCTCCAAAGACTCCAGTTGAACTAAAGACTATTGCAGTATTTTCAGTTAATGCAGTACCAGTGTATGTAATTACATTACTTGTTACATTAGTTGCTGTTCTAGCAACGAACAATTCGTCCCATGCTATTTCAAATACATGAGGTTGATTTGGTATTGAATTATATTGTGATTCAAAGTTTTGTATTGCACGTGAGAAAACATAACTTGTACCCCAATTAACATTGTTTTCCGGAGATGTTAAAGTTGGAGCACCAATTGAAATTGTATCACCGTTAGCATCAGTTGCAACTGAAGATCCAAATCCACCTGCACCTACAGGAGATATGATTTCTGTTTCTTCATTAGAGTCAGTGTATGATACTTGATTTGCTGTACCTGTGCCAGAACCGATACCGGTTGCAACAAACAAGATTCCTAGTTTGTTTTCTACTGCACCGATTGCTTTAAAGTCTGTTGGGTTTTCATAACAGATACCATCACCTGCTACAAATCCTGCTGGTGGTGTTGTTGCTGTAAATGTAGTACCAACTTCGTTGTCTACTGCACCGAGTTGAGTAAATTGTGTTGACCCTGGGAACAAAATCTGATAAGATTGTCCTGTTGTAATATCACTGGCGCCAACTTCTGTGCCCAATGAAGTAATTTCATATGTTTCAGTTGCAGTAAAGTAACCTGCTGATAATGGAATACGTTCTCTACTAAGTCTTATTACTTGATTGTTTAGTGGGTCACCAACATAAATCCAATTTTGATCATTACTCATAGAAATGCAAGTACCTGCACCTGCACCAATTGTGATAGTTTGTAGTAAAACTGGATCACCATCTATAACCGAATCGTTTACTGTGTAGATGTAAACACGACCTACTGGGAAACCAGTACTGTCAGTTGTTTCTGTAATAGCAAACAAACGACCCGAGTATGCGATTGCTGTACCGAATGTTGGTCTTGCTCCGCTAATAGGTAATATATTATCACTGTCTGTATCTTGTACAAATTCACCTGTAGTATCATCTACAACATAACGATAAACTCTACCGACTGTTGAGTCTCCTAACCAATAACTATATGTGTCTGGTATATACGCAACAGCACTACCGAATGTTTGTCCGTCTGCTCGATTTAAAGTTGTTGTCATGCCATAGTTTAATGACTTACGATAAACACCCCAATTTCCATCTTCGGCTTCATCTACCCATACAGTATTCTTAACAAACTCTGCTTCGTTTAAATCTAAATTATTAATGTCTGCTGGTTGTTCTACACGTTGATCACTAAATGTCAAACCTAAACCATTACCAGTTAATGTTTGTGGTGGTTGACTCAATGGCAAATTAATAGTTATTGAATTTAAATCATTAACAACAGTAACAATATAATAACCATTAATACTAGATGCTACGTTAATCATTGCAAACGGATCTAATAGTTTTAAACCATGAGGTTTAGCAAATGTAATTGTAGTTGTGTTGTTTAAATTTGGAGTAATGCCTACGACCCTACCAACTGGCTTCCAAGTATACACTCTCCACTTTTCTTTGAAGTTTGCTAACCAAGCATAATCTCTAACATAAAAATCATTGATCGGCACTAATGTATTATTTGAGTTAACTGCTTGTGGTAAGTTAGCAAAGTGATACGCCGCTAATTTAACATCGTTATAATTAACAAAGCCTGCTGTTGGGTATAACTTAGTTTCTGGCTCATATGCTAGTTCTGCTAATATGTTAGCAGATTCAGGAGCCCGTGCGTAATTAAATAGATTTGCAAGTGATATGTTTTGCATTGATCCTTGAGTTGCAACATTATCTATTAATGCAACTATAGAAGGATTACCTGTTAACTTTGCTTCATTCACTAAGAACTCTACAAAATTATGATTAAGTGTTCCGCCAAACTCTCCTGTTTGAATTCCCCAATTTTCATAAACATCATAGTTTATACCACCTGAAGGTAATGTTGCACCTTTAAAAGCAGAAACTGAGTTAGGTGTTCCTTTTGTTTTAATTAAATTCTTGTAAACATTAACCTGTGTAATGTCAGTCAAGTTGATTGATGCAAGATAGTCTCTAGGTCTAAAGCCAATCAAAGAGAATGCCAATTGATCTGCATCGTTTTCTAAGTTTGCTTTTGTATCATTATAATACAAAGTACTTTCGTAAGAACGTGTTGCAGAGTTAGGCAACAATCCTTTTTGAATCTGATCTGAATCTGTTAGTGTCCACTGACCATCTACAAATGTTGATGACGGTTGCACTGTCGTATTTGCTGTCCAATATTTAGATTTGTATGTAACGATAGATCCTTTAGGATATACAAGTGTAGATGTCCATTCTTTGATGTTGTCTTGGTTAAGAATAAATCCAGACGCAAACATGGTACCGTCCCATTCAGCAGTTTTAGTGCCTCGTAGGTAAAGTCGATTCTGTCTAAGTCCAGTAACTAGATTATAGATGACATCATTAAACAATGTAGTGTTATCAAAAACGATACCGTGTTCTAAGTTACTTAATTGAAATTGACCATATGACATTGCATCGCCAGTATTCAATGTTTTAACTTCAAATTTTGTATCGAGTCTTTCTATGTTTAAGTCTTTGGTTGCAATCTGATACAAGTTTTGATTTAACAAGAAGTTTTCATTTTGAATTGTTAAAGGTTGAACAACGTCACTTTCTTTTTCAATTTTTAATGTGTTGGCAGACGGACCAATAGTTATAATAGATCCAGATTCCCAATTAAATTGTGCCCAATACAAATACTCTTTGATCATCAGTTCCCAGTTTAAAGTAACTGAGTTTTCAAGTGTGTCAAAGACCATACCTTTACGTGTTAAGTATGAACCATAACTTGCTAAGAACTGTGACAGTTGTTGCAATGTATAAAATTGTGTGCCGTACGGTACAATTTTTTCTTGTACATCTGATTGTGTGTATTTGTTTACAATGTCTACTGAGTAATCATCAACTGATATAGTTGTTGTGCCTGTTCCCAAAATTGGTTGATCAATTGTAAAGTATGCTTGATTCTGTGAATTACCATATACTTTCCAACCGTTATTCACAAGTTGAATAATAACACTTGAATATTTAATTTCATCATTAGGTTGATTATCATGTAGCAATACTTGATAACTTTCATCTGGTATTAACAATGATGAATTGTTTGAGTTTGGTGTTACTTTTTCAACAAGGAATTTTAATAATGTTTTATCACTAAATCCAGCCAGTCTATATATTAAACGAACATCAACATTGTTTAACAAAGATGTAATAGTTGTTGTTGCATCTACGCCTTGTTGCTTTTCATAGTCAACGATCCAGTTGATGTAACTTGTTTTTGCTGTGCCATTACCATATATTTCAATATCACTGATGTCTAAATGAGTTCTGTCATCTACTAGATATTGTTTAAATTCTGTGTTATACTTATAGTTGTCTAAGTCTGCGCCTAAATTAAAGAAATCTGCTGGTCTAGTCAACGCAAAGATTTTCATCAAGTCAAAAGCATATGATGAACTTCTTCTGTATGAGAATTCTGCTGGTGCATCATCACCTACTTTCCATTCACGTTGAAATAAGTTTTCATCGTAGTTGCCAATTAACGTCTGCATTGGAGATTTTAAGTCTCCATATTCATCTACTGGAATAATTCTACTTAAACCAGGACGTTTTAATTTTTCTACAGTAACACTAGTTGTTCCGCCTGTATTATAAATAATACCCGCTTCTAAGTCATTCCATAATATAGTGTTTTCACTCGTATATGGAGCTGGACCATATTGTGCTGTCCACCAACTTGGCATCTGTGAGAAGCCTAACATTTCCCATGGTGCTATGTTTGGTTGAGATGTACCATAAAAGTATTCATACACACCTCTCCAATAACCTTGGTCGATAGGAGTGTCAGTTAATTTATTAGCAGACTGCCAATAGTTCCAAGACCATTCGTTTGCTTTTGTATATCCTTTTTGAGTTTTATAATCGATTCTATTTTTACCAACCCAACTTAAAAAGTTTGCACTATAAATCTTTAAGAAGTCATCACTTGAATATGTAGAGTCTGAGAAGAACCCTGGCAATACTTCATAATCTTTTATTGGTACTTCTGTGCTTAACTTAATATTATTATAAATTCTAGTTTCAAATTCTAATAATACTTGATCTCTAAAATCAGTAAGTCCTGTTGCTGGCGTATAGTCAAGTGTATACAGAGATGTATACGAACCGTCATGTCCTCTTAGCATGTAAGTAGGAGTTTGATAGTTTGGATCTAAAACAACTTCTGGTTGCCATTTAGGATATAAACCTAACTTAGTAGGCGTGTTTGGAACATATGAACTATATGTTTGATTGTATTCTTTAATAGTTATTTGATCATTTGGTTGCAAACTCAAAGTGACAGTCAACGATGGCGAAGTAGATGAAACTGTGTAGTCTACATCTTTAATTAATTGTGTAGTTGTTACAGTACCTGACACTGTTCTTGCAAGATAAACTAAAACACCATTATAGTTTGCTGTTGTAAAATTATATGTTTGTGATAACGGATAAATCGATTCTTGCAATGCGTTAGCAAACGTGTATGTGTTTGTTTTGTATGGTGCTTGTGATGGCAACATATCACTCCAAAAGAATGATGTATCTTCCGTTTTAGATTTAACAATGATGTTTAATGCATCATCTAATATTTTACTCGGTGTAGACGTGGTAGTCACATCCATATCATTAACAGTTTTAACAACTAACTGTTTGTAATTTGTATATTCTTGTGAGTTGTATTGTAAAGCATTAAACAAATTGTAATTAGACTTGCGTAAAAATATACTTGGCAACACTAATGAAGCAGAGTTTTGAATAATACTGTTACCATATGGAACAAGATTACCTAAGTCTCTTAAGTTGTTAGCACCGAAAACAACACCCGTTGAATTTGGATTGTTAATAAAGATGTCTTGGTACTGTGATCTAATGTCACCCAAGTCAGCAACTTTTAAATTTTCATTAAATGGGTTGTTGCTTAAATTAATAGGTATGCTATAATATGCTGTTGTCGAAGGTTGATTACTTAACAACAAAATTTGTATAGGAGTGTCTACTGTTGGCGCAGTATTAAATGTCACTGTCGTTGTTTTATCAGTAGATGTTACAGTGTAAGTACTAGGCAGTTGATATACATTATTAAGGTAAACTTGGACGTTTGGCCATTGAGCAGTTACAGTTGAATCATAGGGAATAACTGCAACATCACACGTGAATTCTGCTGTGGTCCCTGCTGTATATTCTAGTTCAAATATTTGATATTGAACTGAGGGGGCAATGGCTGTTTGCCAGCCTAATTCACGGGTCTTTGTTGTACGTGTAGAATAATCATACACGTAACCTGTATTTACGTTTTGTGTTACTGGAGTTGTTCCTGTAACATATGAAAATGTATCAACGTTTAATGATACATCAAAACTAATATCACCTTGATTGACGATATCAGAATAACGTACAGGGAAACCTAATATCGGATCATTTATACCTGTACCTACACCGTAAGCAAATAATTTATTACCTATAAATGAAGTGCCTTGATAAATTGTAGGGTCACCAAATGACACATTGTTTTTATCATAGATATTAAACAATGGTGCTTGATTGACTGTTAGTTTTTGTTGTGCTTCTTCCCATACTGTACCATTAAACCAGAATGTAGAACCTTGATTATAATATCCTCTTAGTGCTACTGTTTGATTATCAACTAAGGCTGGTGAGTCAACTGACTCTGACAAAGTAATGATAGGTACTGAACCTGGAGTAATCGTTGAAAAGCCAACAACATAAATTTTATTTCTAACTTCTAAATTAGTATCTGCTACAAAGGCAATTCTAGCACCAGAAAACAATTGATAGTTTGCAAGTGCATCATCAGACCCAACAATTGATGCTACACTCGTAGTTCCAAATGTTGTATTAGATTCCCAAGAAACAGTTAGTACAGTGTTTGTGCCTATAACTGCAAGACTATCAATAGAAGTATTTCTTGGTAGTAAGTTAGTTGAGTCTGCAACAAATTGACCTTTTTGGAACGATTTCAAAATATCAGTTGTTGGAATAGTTATTGTTGTGGTTGTGGCGTTTGTCACAGCCGCAATTGTTGCAGTATAATTAGTGTATGATTCTACATCTGGATAGTATGCTTGTTGATTTGCTACATCAGCAAATGCATTTGTTGTGCGAGTATCAATAAAATCGACTGGCGCTTTTGCTTCTGTACCAGAATCAAATAGTTTTAAATTTGGATAGAACTCAACGATCGGGCGTTTTGCTTTATTATTGCCTGTAACATAAGTTGATATGATCGATGGGTTATCATTGTATTTTGCCGTTGCATTGATAACATCAATATGGAACCATCTGTTTGATCTTGACCATGCATTTCTATTAATAGCAGTCCTAGCAATAGTAATATAGTCTTGGTCTACTGGTATAAACAATTCAACATCGAAGTTGCCAATAGAGTAGTTTAACGTGTCATAAGGAATAAATTCAGTTCCAGTAAAATCTTCTGGCACAGTTAAATCAGTAGTTGGAATAAGTTGTATTGCTTCCCCTACGCCTTCAACATAATATTCACCTGACAAGTAACTTGTAGGAACAATATCTCCTTGAAATTCTACTTTAAGACCATTCGTAAATTCTACTCCGTTCGTAGACGTATATGTTTTTTGTCCTATAATATCTACATCAATATCAATTGTGTTATTCGTGTTACTTTCGATTAATCTTATTGTGCCTACTTTGTTTGGATCTGTACCATCTTGGTAGTACAATGTATCTAATATAGCAGACAAATATGGAATTTGTGTAATAACACCAAGTGTGCTACGATAGAATTCTAATCCGATATACTCAGTACCGAATTGAACAGTAATCTTTTCTTCGTTTGGAATTACACCAGCTGGTATCAAACGAATAGTTGGGTTTGTTGCATCTCCAACATATGTAATTGTATAAAAGTTTTCATTAACATTTGTATAAAAGCCTTCTTCAAACAAGCCTTCATTAATGTTTGCAGTCATTGTTCCTGTTTCAGGTGTTAATGATATTGCTGGACCATTCAATGTTTCTGAGATTTTAAAAACAGAAGGACTAACAATCTCTTTTACATAATAAATTGTATCGCTATCTACACCACCAATTAAAGGAGTTGTGCCTACTTGTGAAAATGTTACAGTTTGATTAAGTACTAAATTTTCAGTAGAGCCAGAAGTAATAACTGTGTCTGCTGTTGTTTCAGTAATTGCTAAAGTAACTGGAGCAACAATTTGTGTTGATGTTAAATTAACATCGTAGTTTGCTCCATTCTCATCAAAAAATGATTGAATAAATCCTACTTCGTTTGGCTCTGATGTTTCAGAAAACATAACAGTAAGATTTTCAAGTGATGTTACACCATCTATGTTGCCTATTTCAGAAAGAGTTTTGCCATTGATGTCAGAAAATAGTTCGTTACTTACTACATCAACTAAATTGTTTCCTGGAAACAAATACTGATCTTGTGCATTTCTTTGTGGCACTGTAAATGTAACAAATCCTTGCGATGCACCATTGTTGTTAACACCCAAAACTTCTCTAGTATTTTGTGCTCCGTCTAAGCCTGTTACTCCAGGCACACCTTGAATCCAAAACTGAGAATCTTGGTTAACTGCAAATCTATAAGTACCACCACGTAACAAAGTAAGTGTTGGGTTTAATGAAGAAGTTAAAGAATTTACTGATCTAATGTTATATGCATTTCCTACACTACTTACAACATAGTCAGTTTCTGCAAAGACAGTTGCTGATGAAACTGAAACAACTGGAGGACCTTCTGGTATCCAGTAATACTGAGTAAAGTTAATTAATTTATCTAAGTTAGTAAATGAGTCCCAAGAATAGAATTCACTGTTAAACAAGCGATTGTTATTATCGACAACACCACCTGATAATTTAAGAGCATCTATTAACTCAGGGTAACTTAAGAAGTCTTTTGCTGTTGATTGATTTTCGTTTAAGAATGCAACACCAGGCGCTAGTTGATAATCTGTACGAGTAGCATTAGGCTCTGTTACATAATAATCTTTTGCGTTAACACCATATCCAAACTTACTACCAACATACCCTTGCATTTTTGTAGTAGAAGGATTGTTGACTAAGTTGTCAAGGGTCGCTCCTAAAAATTGGGCGTTGGTTGAGGTTTTGAATATCTCTGGTAAAAACTGTAGTGTTCTTATTCTTGCCATGTTTTATATAGTCCTTAAGACTGTAGTGTGTCAGGTGTTAATGCGGCCACAATTACAACATCATTTGTAGTAGTGGCATTTGCAAATATTTCATACGGTCTGCATTTAATTTCATACAAATCTCCAAATAACTTTTCTGGATCGTTTGATACTAATACGACTGAACTAACCATATCTCCAAGTTTTTCATGCAAGTAAGAACTTAACTCTGAGAAGAAGAATGTATCTCCAAAGTTCCAATTATCAATATTAAAATATGTGTCCATTTCTTTTAAAATTGCACTTCGTATTTCACTGTCTGATGCATTTGTTGATGCTGATTTTACAGCCTTAATAGTTGCTCGTAATGATCTATCTGCTTTTGCTCCGAATAAAGGTTTAAACGTGACACTATTTAATACTGCACTATCTGACAACATTTTGTAATCATTTATTAACGGGTAAGCAATTTGCAACTCGTTCATTGTTGGTTGTTCTGGTTTTGTTACTGTACCAGTAGAGTCTTGTATCCAATTTCTATATGCTGTATAATATGATTGTGTTACTAAGTATAAATCAATAATATTAGTAGTTGCTGGATCAATACGAGTTGTATTATTTGCATTATGTCTGTATTGATAATCTAATGCTTGACGACCAGATTTAACAGAATAATCTGTTTGCAATGTTACAACATAAAACGGTGTAGTTACAGTTGGATCTTGTATTGTTTTATAAAATTTATTTTCTGTGTATGCATAGAACAACTGACCTACTGGAAATTCATACTTTACAGTTTCAATTTGTGTTTTATTTCCGTAAGTGTAAATTATCTCTGTGTTCGGAACAATAAGTTGTCTTGTTAAGTTAACAGGGTCAGTTACAGTTTTGAAGAAAACATATAAACCAATATTTGCACCGTTATTAACATACCCAGTGATATCATTAAAGAAGTCTGGATTTAAAATAAGTGTTGAGTTGTTTACATCTGTTGCCGCCACTTCTACTTGGAAATCATTTACATAGCCGTCAGATTCAACAGTCTGTCCTAAAATATTAACTTTAGTATCTGCACCTAATGCGGTATTAGAACCATATATTGTATTAATACCAAGAATACTAATAAAGTCTTTAATAATCTTTCCTGTAAAAGGATCGTATACTAATTCATTTTTACTAAATGTGAATCTTGTATCAGCAACACTACCGAAATAATATGTTAATGATTTATATGTTACAGTATAACGATTGTTTCCTAAACTAGTAAATTTAACAAAATAATTCGTGTTCGTTGCTGAACCAATTGACCAACGTTCTTGGTTAACAAGCAACGAGTTATCAAACAACAAGGTAAAATCTTGTTGCAATTCAATTTTAAGAATTGCTTCTTGTATAATTACACTAGATAATGAATTATCAAAAACAGGAATCACTTCAGTCAATGTGACGCCGTCTGGTACAAAACCATTAAGAGTTACTGGACCTTTGCCATTAGCAAATGATCCTTGACCAGAGTTATTACCATCGCCAACAACATTTAATATCGTTGACCAAATATAATTCTTCTGACTTGTAGAAGGTATACCAGAAACGAGACGATTGTTGCTATCGAAATAAAATCCTGCAGGTGCTGTAAGTTTTACAATCGCACCTGTTGTTGCATATTTTGCATTTGTTGTTGTAAATATTCCTAGAGGCTCTGGGCTTTCTTTTGATCCATTCTTAGAATAAAAATAACCAGATTCACTTGATGAATCTACTGAACTTGTTTTCCAATATAGAGTACTGCCACCGCCTGTTCCTGGATATGCATAACGTGTATAATTTTGTATGTAATACTGATTAGCACGATTCAATGCAAGTACTGATGCTAAATCACCAGTGAAGAATTGAATGATGTCTGATGTATTGTTTACTTGTAATGTTAAGAAACCATCTGCATTGTCTTGGTACAACGCTCCGTCATCACCAAATGAATTTGTGCTTGAATACTTTCCAGTAGGGTCAAGTAAATCTAAATTCTTAGATACGCCAATAGAACTTCTATTAATAGCAGAACTTTTAATTATTGAACTGTAAAGTGTATATGGGAAGTTCGTGTAGTCTTCGCCATTAACCATACGATTTTGCGTATAGTATCTTGTTGGTGCTCTTTGTTTAATTGCTGATAGTGATTCTCTACCTTGTGCATTAGAAACAGTTAATGGCAATCCTAATTGTAAACTGAGTGTTTCAGATTTGCCTGTTCTGCCAATATAGTTAATTGTTACTGACACTCCATTCATTTCTGAAGGATCAATCACATAAGTTAATCCATTACTGCTTCTTACAAAGGCTCTAAATGTACCTACGGGTATCTCTGAAAATATACCATCACCGAAAACATAAGTGACTTGATCGTTTGCACGTGAATTTACTGAGAAGATTTTCTTAGAACTTGATTCTGTTTGTAAATATGCATCTGCATAAACATTGTCTACTTGTTCCCATGCTTTTAATGATGAATCTGTCTGAACTTGATATAACCATGTATCACTATTATTAATACCATTAGTATCAATGTTATAAGTTTCGTTTGCTATTTGTTGTTGAAACGATGTTGTAGAATTTTGTAAAGTCCCTTGTTTAAAGTAAAACATAAACCCAGTGTTTGGTGAACCAAATCCTAATCTGTCATTTCTATATAACATATTCATTTGATTAGTTGGTGCTGGTGGTTTTTCGTAAACGTATGTTTTATCCATTGACGTTCCACTTACTAATTCAAAGTTCATTGAGTTTCCGTCTACTTGTGAGACAAAAGGAACAATTGGACTTGTGTTGGCTGGAAGATTAATTGCGTATTCACTTGTACTTACGCCAAGAATTTCAGATGTGTTGCCTGGATTTCCGATTCGTTGAGTATCAATAAGAGTAGCATTGATGACAGTATTCATTTGCTCTAGCCAATTGTTGTTGCCTGGATCATTCCAAGTAATAGGTACATTACTTAAATTTTGACCATTTGCATCTACAATGTTTTCTGTTGTTCGTACTGATTGTATTTTAAGATAGCCTGATGCACATGTATTTCTTTTTGGCGTATAACTAACTAAGTTGGCTAACTTAACAACTGAGTCTCTGCGTTCAGCAGTATCAATAAAGTTCTCACGGGCGTTTAGATCGTTTCTGAAGGCTAGTCCTTGACCCATGAATGACATAACATCAAGTAGAGCAATAAACTCTGAACTTTCTACGTAGTCATTAAAGTTTTCAGGATAATAAAGACGAAGGTAATCGATAAAACTTTTTCTAAGTGTTTCGTAATCGTAACTTCTAAAGTCTGCCTGTGAAAAGGTTTGGTAGATTGCTTTCCAATCATTAACTCCAAATAGACTTGATTGCCTTGAACTTGTTGCCATAGTTATTCCCTGTATGACAAGTATTTATCTTTATGGAAAACCAGGGTTTTTTATTAGAATGAAAGAGTTGCAGAGTTAGTATCTGGATCAAAAACTACAGCAATATCACCAACATTGTTGAAAGGATTGATAGATAATTGCACTTCTACTAAGATTCCTTCTTCTCTTTGCCATGATCTTATTGTATTAATGTTGATTCTGCTGTCTTCACTTGCTACTCGTTGGATTTCATTTTGCAATGCAGTAGATACATCTGCTGTGTTTGGCTCAAAAACAAAGTCCCAAAGAGTTGTGCCGTAGTTAGGCTGTCCAACCTTTTCCCCTTTGCGTATGTTTAATGCATTAATAAAATCTTGTATGACTAGTTTTTCGTCTAAGAGTTTAAATTTCTTACCAAAAACAGTAGGATCTGTGATACCATTATTGACACCTGTTGCACTTACAGGCAAAGGATTCACCGTTCTCGGTTTATCTGCGCCTATTGTTGAAAATCCTATGAATGTTGCCATACTATTATTTATATCCTATTTTAATTTCCATTTCTGAGTAATGTTATCCCACTTCCAATTAGTGCTACCAGCATTGCCTTCGCCACCACCGCCGCCACTGTTGCCACCAAGACCAAAGTCACCTTGCAAGAATCCACCCATGCTACCAGCTCCATCAGTTGGAGGTGTTGGATCAGTTACTTGTCCAGTAACTGCTTCTACAGTGTTTTCTACTACTTCTTCTGCTCCAGGTATAACTGGTTGACCTTCGCCTGCTTCGATAACCGAATACGTGTTTAAACCATCGTCAAGTATATTAACAGTTTGTTGTGCTGTTATACTAGCCTGTGTCGCATTAGATGTACTTTGATTATTTAATACTTGTGCTGTTTGGTTGTTGGATGTCTGAGTAATAAGATTCTCTAAATCTTGGAATTGATTTAACGAACTGTCTGTTACTGTTGGTGCAGTGCTTTGCTTTATTTCTTCTGCGACTGCTTTTACTTCTGCAATAGCCGCCGCATATGCAGGTGAATTCAGTGCCGTTTCATACTGTGCTTTTGCTTCTGCAATTTCTGGAGACCCAGCTGGTAAAGAAGTAACAAGTTCTGCATATGATGCTTGTTTTGCCGCAATTTGTTTTTCTTGTGATGCGACTGCTTTTTGTGCTGTCTTTAATTTTTTCGTTAAAGCCTTTAGTGATGCAAATGCACCAAGAGCCGCAGACGGAATTTTTCCTAATAAGTTTGGTCTTGGTATTTTTGGATTTCCTAATACTTGATTGACAAGACCCATAATACTTTCTCTAGTACCGAACGTATTCAATGCTACTGTAGGCAATGTGACTGTTGAGCCACCACCAGATGTAAGAGAAGCCAATGCACTTACAAGTGCGGCAGATGCTCCAGGACTCAAAGATCCTGATAATGTGTCTGTTATCCCATCGAGTTTATCACTGGCTGATCCTAACAAGTCTTTAATGCCGGCACCTGGATCTCCTCCAGAGAATGCGTCTGATGCAATACTGCCTACTTCAGATGACAATGATCCTAGTCCATCTGCAATTGCATTGACAGAACCTTTTGCATTATCTACAATACTACCACCAATTTTCTGTCCTCCTGGTATACCAGACATACCAGATGCTACGACTGCGGCTGTGGTTGCTGATGCTCCCGTAGAGACAATCGATGCCGCACTCGCTAATCCACCTGCATTTGCTAAACTTGTTGGTGATCCAGTCAATGCACTAACTGCTGATGTTGCATCGCTAATTGCATTTTCTGCCATTGATGTATCTACACTAAATGATGCTAAGTCTGTGCCAGTTACTCCTTCTGCCGCCGCAGTTACACTTGAAGCCGCTTCTTTTGCAAGTGCTTCTAAATCTACAGGGACATTTGCTGGCATCTTTTTAAACGTTGCTGTTATAGATTTAAATGATGATGCGGACGCACCAATGTCTGCATCAAAACCAGCAGTGATGTTGAAACCATCTGGTGCTTTATTTAATGCATCTAATGCTTTAGTGATTCCACCTGTACCACCTGTTAATGTACTTGCTAATGCTGATTTTGCACCTTGAGTCACAGAACCTAATAGGTCTGCTCCGCCACCAACTGCTGTGCCAAGACCAGCACCACCACCTTTCAGTGCCGCCGCAGTACTCGAAACAGTATCAGCAAGTCCTCCTGCTCCAGTCAATGTTCCTACCATCTGTGATCCAGTACCAGCGACTACGCCGCCTATAGCAGTACTGGCTTCTTTACCTGTTATCGCACCTATCTTAGTTAATCCTGTTTGTCCTTTTTGTAAATTTGTTACTACTGATTTTGCTTGTGTAGATGTGCTTCCAACTAATGTGTCTAAATTACTAGCACCATTTTTACCAGTAAACGCAGATTTTGGCATTGCTTGTTTTACAGATTTGCCTGCACTCACAAGAGTATTAACCATTGTGTCTGCTCCAGGCTTAAGAATACTACCGCCTGCAAGTTGTGAAGGCGTTTGTGCAAAACTACCAACTGCCGCAGTTGCAACTCCAGCCGCACTAGTCACAATGTCAGTTCCCCTAGAGACTGCTCCTCCGAGTTTATCTGACATAGCCGCCGCAGTAGCGATTCCACCGAGTACAGATGTTGTTGCGTTTTTATCAATTGCTCCACTAATCGCACCAACTTCAGGAACTGATGCTGATGTTGCAGGAGTAACTCCTGGTGCGGCGCCATTAGCATTTCCAGATTCTGAAGCAATTTTGTTGACTGCTGAAATATCTGCATCTGGTGTTGCTGGTAATGCTTCGTCAGCACCAGATTCAACGGTAACATCAACTCCTTGGTTAGCATATTGCCATGGCATGTGAGCAGGCGCTCGTGTTGTGATGCTATCAATTTGAGCCAATGCTGTTGCCCAACCTACCGCTTTATCAAATAATGTATCTGGGTGCTGTTTTACTTCGATTGGTTCTACGATTCCTGGAATAAGTGAAGCACTAGGACCGTTCATGTGTATTTTCGGTGCAGTCTCAAGTATTTCCATACCAGACTCTATCCCTAATTGATTTGCTGATAGCAATCCAATTGCATTGTCTGATTTAAAAGACATGTTGTTAAGAGCATATGACGTATGATCATTGCCTACTCTCTGTGAATAATTGTTGTCAGCATCAACAAACATGTTTTGAGTTGCTTTAATGTTAACATTTCTGCCTGCATGTAAATTTAAATCATTGTCTGCATGTAAATTAAGATCACCTTGTGTGCGTACATTAACAGAGTTTGTAGCATAAAGATCGATTGTTCCTTCTTTGCCTAATTCAATATATGTTTGGCCGTTTGAATGTAAGATAGACAACATCTGTCCGTCATCACTCATTAATATCTGATGACCCAATGCTGTACGCAATCGAATTAACTGATTTCTACCGATGATGTCTCCATCATCCATAACAAGTGAATGCCCACCTCGTCTGGCTATAATATTATAGTTTGCCTGATTTACATCATTTGGATCTACGCCTAACTCTGATACAAGAGTTTCATCTGTGTATCCACCTTCATAAATTGGACGACCAGGAGTACTTACTCCCCAACCCACTCTACTAGTAGCCTCTCTGTTTGCACTACTTGTAATTGGTCCTCTATAAGAGTCTCTCAATATACCCTGTTGTTGCATAATTGATGCAACATAACTATGTACGGGTTTAGCCGCACTTAAAAAATCTACCGTGTCAGCCAAATCTGGGTTTTTAGTATTAATATTAGTGACAGGCAATACTGTAGAGCCACCATATGATTGACCTTCGCCTTCATTGAGAGTAACTTGTTCTGATGATCCTATAGCAGGTATCATAGTAAGAGCATTTGGATCTTGGTGTGCTCCTAGACAATATCCTACATCATCGCCTTCAATAAAAATACAGACAACTTGTGTTCCTATATCTGGTGGAGACTGCCATTGACCATAAGAACTTGGATTACTTGTATAACTACCCCAATCATCGTCAGCACCTCCACCTATTGTCTGACCAAAATACGGAGATAGTCTGCGTACTTTATAAGTTGGAGGAGCATTTGTGTCTGTATCTAAACTATCTGATGCATATACTTGTAATAAACCCTGTCGTGTCGGATCATAATTAGAATACACAGTACAAAGCAACGGCCCAAGGCTTGGTGGCGATCTTTTTAATGTTCCGTATTTTTTGTCTACATTTCTTGGCATAGTTTATTCCTAAGAGTCAGGTCCTGTTTCTATATCACTTTGTTGACCATTCTGTTGACCATTCACATTCTGAGCATTATTTTGTTGATTGTTTTCTCCTTCACCAGTAGATTCTCTTCCGTCTCCGCCATCGTCAGTGTTACCTGTTGCACCGCTTTCACTTGGATTTTCATCAGGAAAAGAATTGAGTACTGCTTCTAGTGTTTGTGTAAACATTCCATCCTGAAAGTGTGATTTTACTTTAACTAATTTATAACTAACACCTTTAATTTGGTCTTTTATCCAGTCTGGATATTTAAAGAATAGAATGCTTTCGTTGATGTCTAAAATTCCTTTATCATCATTATAGTCTACTGCTTCTTTAAAGTCAATCTCAAAAAATACTTGTCCGCCATTTGCATTGATTCTAAAACCATCATCGCCATAAAATCTACTGTATACATCATTTGGACCACCTCGATGATCTTCAATAAAGAAGTCTGGATCTCCTAATATTTTTATTTTTGCTTGAGCATAAGAGTCTGGTGAATACAGAGAAGTAATATATGCTTGTTGTACTGAGTCTGAGTTGGCAAGAGCATTTACTGAAGGTCTAGCCGATTTTTCTTTAACAGTTGCAACATTTGTATTTCTTGTCGCATTGTTTTCATTCTTACTAATATTACCGATTGTTTCATTATAAAACAAATTGTCAAGTTGTTGACTATATTCTAAAATTTCTTTATTTTGTCCAGTCCACCAATACTCATATCTTTTATGAGGACCATAATAATCTACGCCAGGATTTGTTCCGCCCACTTCAACAATTGGAGTCTTGTATGTTTCTATACGATATGTTGTTGTATATGCCCAGTCATTTTTTAGTCCGTCCCATTTGGCGTCTGATATTATAGGAGTAACATGATACCAACCAAGGCGAGTTTGACTAGTACCCTCATCTGCTTCTGCTTCTCCAGTATCTAAATCAGGGGAGGCTTTGTTTTTGTACAACACTTGCAATGCATTCAACATGTATGAACTACTTTTAATTACTGTGTCAAATGTAAGTAGAATAGAATCATCCATTTTAAAAGTTATTTCTCTTTTACTGTCATCTGGATTCGATGTTGCTCCTGTACCCTCTGCTCCGTTAGTAGTTTTTGGGTCCGGAGGAGGTGTCGCCCATTTTGCTTTATCTAAATCTTGTGGGTTTAACATACTTGCAGTTTTTAAAATTTCTTCATCACCGTCACCGACAAACTCTAATACATATTTGTTAGCAAATTCTTGTGTAGCAGAATCTCCTTGAGTCTGATCTACTTCAAATTGATTTAGTTTAGTAAATAACCCTTGTTCGCCTGTGTACATTTCTTCTACTGTACTTCCAACCATTTTATATGGAGCTTTCAATCTTCCTGCTTTAGTTCCGAATGCTCTATTCGGTGCTAGTGCTACACCTTTACAAGCGTAGTTTGTTGCATCACCGTCAATTTTAAATTTTATACTAGTAATAGCAATATCATAGTAAGTCTCAAATAATCCTGCGCCGTCATCACCAGTAGCATTTTGGTCAATTGCTTGACCGTCTTCCATTAACACTTCTTTTCCTTTTGCTAGATTTCCATTTTCATCATAGCCTAAAAATTTTATACCTAATATAAAAAACTGTCTAGTGCCTGAACTTAAACCAGGCTTCTTGCCGCTACTGAATCTATCTGGGTATGCATTAATGATAGCAGTACTTGCTTCTCTAAGTTTTGTAGTAAACGAAAACGAATACGGTTCAACAATGTTAAATTTAACATGATAAGTGCCTGTTGCTGATTGATTAGAGTTGCTACCTGCTACATGTTCTATTTCAGCATTTTCAATATAAAGGTCTTTATCAAACCCTGCACCACGATTTTCTCTTTCATTGTTGATACCACCTGATTGAGCAATGAGATATGCACCGCCTGTACCTTCTCCAGCACCTGCATCTGTCAAAGCATCGATGTTTCTTCTGCCAGTTGCAACAAATGCATCATAAGCATCTGGACTGATCATATATAGAGAAAGTTGATATGTGTAGGAAGATAATGCGCCTAGTGGATTGTCTAATCTTCTTCCAGGTTGATCTGTTTGAGCCGCCATATTAAATACCTAATGCGGTTGATATAGTGTTTTGTGTTGGTATTTTAATTTTAAGTCCTGTGACAAAGTTAAAGTATGGGTCTGGTCCAAGAGAATTTGGATTTCTTGCAGAAAATACCCACCATAAACGAGAATTATTATACAAGTGTTGTGCTAACAAATCTGGTCTAAATTCATATTGTGCAGTAATTGTAAAATCTGCATCATTTGGTAATTTTGGAATAGGAACTCCTGGTTGCAACACATCTAAATAATTATTATTCACAATCTGTGAATTATAGTATGGACTAGACTTCGGATATATGTTATTTTTTTGACTAGCCATTACCAAATACCTGGGAAGTCATTCTTAGCACCACGAGTCAATGCACCTTTAGCATACTCTTTGAGGCTAAACTTATTACTAATAGTATTTCTACTAAGAATCGGTATACATGTGAGTGTGATAGTCATCTTTGTTGGGACATATGTTATCCCAGTCGATTCAGTAACTGCAAAGTTAGCAGGTGGTATAGTACCACCAGGAGATAACTGCCCGCCAATCAGAGTAGTGTCTGCATCAGCACCATCTGTGTCTGAACTTGTTGCTCGAATATAGTCTACATCTTTAGGCAACGCATATGAAAAATTAGTAATGCCTACAGGGTGACGATTAAACTGAAATGTTCCTAGACCATGAAAAAATCCTAATGGAGGAGGTGTTCCGTTTCTTGGATTTTCATCTTGTCCATAAAACATTTTAGTCATAGATTTAAAAAAGTGTATGGCTGCCAATAGATAGTTTGCTTCAAATGTGTCTTGGCAAGTAAATTCTGCACTCACTGAGATATCAGAAATCATACTGTTTTTGTATTGATTTATTTTAAAGTTTGTATGAGTTGGGTGTGCGCCATCATAGTTTGCCGCATAACTAATATTAATCCCAGGCGTATAAGGAAACACAACTCCATCTGTAGCCGCCAAGGGTGCCATAATTCCAGGCTGACTATCTTTATATAGATAGTTGGCGTCAGGTGCTAAGGCTAGTCTAACTCTCCAATCAGATGCTTGGGCGGCAGTAATAGCATCAATCGCTCCGTCTTGTTGTTCTTCTGACATACCGTGTTCCTAAATTTTAACAGATTTATCTATTTGTATAAATAGTAATCTCACATGATATATTTATCTTTGCAAAATACCCCGGAAATTTACCCGTATCGTTTGCATATAGGACGATGTTAATGTATACTACGTCTCATAGTTATATCTATCTAACTCAACTAACCAAAAGGAAAATTAATGCCAGCACCTAGAAAAACGACAAACTATCTAAACAACAAAGACATTCTTAAAGAAATTCACAAGAGTAAAACATCATATTGTTCATACACTAAACAGGAGTATCATCAATTTGATTTAATCGCAGATATGTTTGAGTCAGGACTAGAAAAAAGTCTTGCTTGGTGCTTGAAGCCAACCCAAATTAAAGAAGCAAAGTTGCAAAAGTCTCTTAGACTATCAGCAGAGCAAGGACTAACTGGTAAAAATAAGATTGATCCAAAAACAATCGAAACTGACGGATTAGTATTTAGGGTTATGACATGGGATCACATTCCAGTAACACAAAAACAACCAAGAAAGATAGTTAAGAAGAAAAAAGCAGTTGATATAATTGATTTCGATGATGGTGCAGATGCAGATTTGTTAGATTTAGAGAACAACACGAAAGCAACTAAACCAGTTGTTGAAGATTTAGTCTATGCCAAAGTCAATTTTCCACCATTTCATCATTATGTATTAGATGCTAACACAATGACACTGAATTTGGTTGGCAAATCACATTGGAAAGGCGGTGTTAAGACTGGTTCTTTCAGTGCTACTAACGGAGCATTAACTGACAAACTAGCACGTATGTACATCATGCTATGTGAAAAATATGCCATGAAGTATAACTGGCGTGGTTATACTTACAACGATGAAATGCGTAACTCTGCTATCTTACAGTTGACTTACGTAGGATTAAGATTTAATGAAGCCAAGTCTGCGAATCCTTTTGCATACTATACTGCGGCTATCACAAACAGTTTCTGTAGAGTTCTCAACTCGGAAAAACGTAATCAAAATATCAGAGACGATATTTTAGAAATGAACGGACTTAACCCATCTTTCTCTCGTCAGATGAAAGACTACACGGGTTTAGGTGCAGAAAAGCCAGTAGAAACATACACTGAATAGTATTAATACTATTGGGCAAACAAGACGTCCAAATGTCTTGCTTTGCCTACCTATGTCATGTATAATAGATATTGAATACTGGGAAAACTAATTATGTCAAATCTTTTTAAGAAAGCCGCTGTATTCACAGATATACATTTTGGTTTAAAGAGTAATAGTATACAACATAACCAAGACTGTAGCAACTTTGTGGATTGGTTTATTGAGAAATCACTAGCAGAAGGCTGTGAGACTTGTTTCTTTTTGGGAGACTGGAATCACCATCGTGCAAGTATTAACATGCACACTTTACAATTCGGACTCAATGCATTAGAGAAACTTAACAATGCATTTGAGAAAGTCTATTTCATTACAGGCAACCATGATCTCTATTATAGAGACAAACGAGACATTCACTCAGTCGAGTGGGCCAAACATCTTAATAATGTAGTCATTGTTGACGAATTCCTCGAAGAAGGCGACTGTGTTATTGCTCCTTGGCTATGTGGAGATGACTACAAGTTACTTAGAAAGAAAAAAGGTAAATATCTTTTTGCTCACTTAGAGTTGCCATACTTCTATATGAATGCAATGATTGAAATGCCTGATCATGGCGGTGCAAACACTGATCACTTATCTCATTTCGACAAAGTATTCTCAGGACACTTTCATAAAAGACAAGCAAGAAAAAATGTTTGGTACATGGGCAATGCTTTCCCTCATAACTATGCTGATGCTGGTGATGATGCTAGAGGCATGATGGTACTAGAATGGGATAAAGAACCTGAGTTTCATTCTTGGCCCGATCAACCTGTATACAGAGTTTATAAACTAAGTGAAGTATTAGAGAACCCAGAAGGGTTGCTTATTAAGAATGCTCATGTTAGGGTACATTTGGATATCGACATTTCTTATGAAGAATCTAATTATATCAGAGAACAGTTAATTCCGCAACATGAATTAAGAGAAATGTCACTGATTCCAGTTAAATCTTCTGAACATGAAAATGACTTAGCACCTGGCGAGATATCATTTGAGAGTGTCGATTCAATCATTGTCGATCAGATTAAAAACATAGAGAGTGACTTCTATGACAAAGGAGTACTATTGGAGATTTATCAATCCTTATGATAAAATTAAAAAATGTAACGTTAAGAAACTTTCTAAGTGTAGGCTCTGTCACACAAGCAGTCGATTTAGATAACCAAGAACTTACTCTTATCTTAGGGGATAACTTAGATTTAGGTGGCGATGGTGCTAGAAATGGTACTGGTAAGACTACACTTATACAAGCAGTTAGTTATGCATTGTATGGTACTGCTCTTAATAACATCAAGCAAAACAATCTAATCAACAGAACTAATACTAAAGGCATGATGGTCACACTAGACTTTGAAGCCAATGGTGTTGAGTATCGTATTGAACGTGGTCGTAAACCGAATCTATTAAGGTTCTTTATCGATGGTGTTAACGAAGAAGATAATGAAGCACAAGGCGAAAACAAAG